ATCGCGCCTTCCCATGATGGATCGGCTCTTAGACCCTTACCGACTCAGTATCTATTAATCACGCACGCGATAGCTTTTTCCCGCTGCCCGATCGTCCAGAGACTGATCTTACTTTGCTAACGTTGCTTCGCTAACGCTCCGGGCGGGATTATTAATGACGTCAGTTGCTCATGATCGCCTGCAGGCAGGCGATCTCTCGCATCGCATTCAGATTGAAGCGCCTGTTCGCACCACGGACTCACTTGGACAGGTCACAAGGCGCTACCGAGTGCTTGCCACCGTGTGGGCAAAGGCTGAACCCTTGAGCACGAAAGCGGTGCTTGAGGCAGGTCACAGTCAGGCGCAAAGCCTGTGGCAGTTTGTGATTCGCGATCGCAAGGATTTAAAGCTTTCTACGGAACATCGAATTGTGTTTCAAGGCGCTGCCATGTCGATCTCAGCACTTGTAAAACCGATTGCAGGCGTCCCATGGATTCGGATCACGGCAGGGGAAGGAGGCAGTGTTGATTGAGATGAAGCTTGAGGGCCTTCGGGAGCTTTCAAAGCAATTGCAATTGTTGCCCGAACGGGTGGCTCGCAATGCGCTTCGATCGGCCGTTTATGCGGGAGCCAGTGTGGTGCGAAAGGCCGTGAAGGCTCGCGCGCCGGTGGCAACGGGTAAGCTAAAGGCCTCGGTTTATCAAAAGCAGATTCGAGAACATTCCAACCTTTACACTCAGGTGTTTTTTGTGGGCGTACGGTCCGGGGCAAGAAAAAAGCGTGACGGCAGTAAAGACTTTAGCCGAGATGCCTGGTACTGGCGCATGCACGAGATGGGAACAAGCAAGATGGCTGCACGCCCTTTTGTGCGCCCAGCCTTTATGGCAGCGCACGAGGAGGCAGCACGGGCGATTGCTACAAAGCTTGCCGATCGGATTGGCGAGGAAACTCGTCGCAGCTAATGAGCGCTCTGAACGGTGAGCCTAAATACCCTGGTGTACGAGGCGATCAGGCAATCGCTTATTGATCCGCTCAATCAATCAGCTAACGAACCCGTAGGTACTGCAAGCCCGTTGGTTGATGTGGTGGTTCGCCCCGATGTGGCACATGTCGATGATCGGGCGCCCTATGTGATTTATCAGCGGGTGGGCCTTGCCCCTTCTGCCACCTTAAGTGGTGCGGCATCGAGTCTCACTCATGCGCTTTACCAAATCGATATCTATGCCAGCACGCGGTCTTCGGTGGATGGGATTGCGGCTGCGATTCGAGCAGGCTGTCTTAGGGTTCAGAGCATGTCGATGACGCTGAGCGACTCGCACTGCAGCTTTGAGGCCGACGCTTCGCTATATCGCGAGATGCTGACCTATTCAGTGTGGGCGCCCACACCGATCTGAGTTGTCGCAGCAGATAAAGCGTTCATCCAATGGATCGGATGCATCGCGCCGATAGCTTGGATAGAAGCCTTCAACTGGATCGAGATATTTTTTAGAGAGTACAACGATGCCCTACACAAGCTCACAGGCTATTCGATCGCAAGGTGCCATCCTTGCGCATGGCGCAGGCAGCCCTGCGGTTTACACCGAGGTGGAGGAACTCACCGACATTCAACTCACAGGGATTGCGGTGCAGTCTGTTGATGTCACCAACCTCTCATCAAGCAGCAAGGAGTTTATTGCAGGTCTTAACGATAATGGGTCGATCCAGATCTCGGGCAACTACACACACGGTGTGGGGCAAAAGGCGCTTTGGGCCGATGCCTCAGCAGGCACTACGGCTCCATACAAGCTCACGCTGGGTTCACATTTAATCACGCCCATCGTCATCACCTTTTCGGGCTTTCCCACCAAGTTTGACTTGAGCACAAAAGTCGACGGCAAGGTGGAGTTTTCCTCGGCCATCAAAATTACGGGCGATATCACCATCACACCATGAAGACTAAAGATCATGCTCAAGGTGCGCTTACTCGGGAGCGCTTATTTTTAGCCCTCGCACCGAGGATTGAAACGCATCGCATCGAAGGCTTGGGCGAGGTGCACTTTCGGCAGCTATCGTTACAAGAAATCGATACGCTATCGAAGCGCAAACAACTCAAAGGCGATGAGGATGCTGCCGTTGCTGTGCTTTGCCTCTGTCTGGTGGATGCCGAGGGCAGACGCCTGCTTTTGGATGAGGATGTCGAAGCACTGAAAGCGTGCGGGTTTCGTTCACTTGAAGCACTGATTGCCAAAGCAGCCGAAGTCAATGGCCAGGGAGCCTTGCAAAGCGACCCAAAGCCTTTGGCCTAGGGCAACGCTTTCGGCATCGGCTGGCGCTTGCTCTGGGCAAAACGCTTGAAGAACTTAGCCACATGTCTGCTGCCGAATACGCCTCGTGGTGCACCTATGCAAGTCTTGAGCCCTTTGGCAGTGAGGCTCAGGACTGGTATCAGGCACATCTGGCAAGTGTGCTTGCCAATATTCACCGCGATGTAAAGCGTCAGTCAAACGCTTTTGAGATCGGTGATTTTGTGCTCTTTCATCGGGCCCGTTCGCAACATACCGAGCATGAGTCTGATCGTGATTTGAGTACGGGTGAGCAACGATTGCTGGAAGGTTTTAGGAAGTTAAAAAGTGTGCAATCGGTCAAGGTTTAAATCGGCTAGTCGGACGTCACACATCAATTTGATCGACATCGTCATCGCTACAAAAGAACAACTCCAGGTCACTTTTCTAGTAAAGCGATTTGCTAAAGTGCTGTCCGATCCCTGGGTCTTGGGTCTATCGTTACATGATGTAGTCAGGAGATGCTTGGCAGAACATCAACTTCGGATGATTGATGACGAGCGTATGTTGGAGGATGGGATCGGCTGCTAGGCTCGGCGTCAAAAGACTGTGAATCGATACCTTGGGCAGTCTGATTAGAGGATCGACGGCCCTTTTTATAAGGCCACCCACTTTATTCGGTAACCTTGGCATATCGCCCTTTGACCTATTAAGGGTATGTCAGTGGAGATTCTCCCAGCTGCGATCGTCTGCCTGAACCGGGACGATGCGAGCCTGTGAGACAGCGCTTTTAGAAACGGTATCGAATTTAAAGGGTTAGGACCATGCCTAACGTTGATCGCGAGCTTAGCAGGGCATTCGACCACTTAAACAGGGGCGAATCCCTACAGGCCGAGTTATTGCTTCGCAAAAGACTGAGTAGTCACCCGCACGTTATGGACGTTAGGCTAACCCTGGCTGAAATCATTGCTCAGCGTGATGATGTAACTCAGGCGCTCAGACTACTTGCGGAAGCTCCCCAGCGTGGTGCCGCTCGTACACAGATTTTGCTTTGCAGTGCACGCATCAAGTGGCAGGCGGGCGATATAGGGGGTGCACGCATCGACCTTGAAGCGGTAGTAGCCCTTGATGATGAGCATCACCATGCCTGGCTTATGCTTGATGAAGCCTGTCAGGCCCTGGGCGATCAGCGGGCCGCCTTACGCGCCAGATTTAAAGCCTTTGCAGCCGCTAAAAGAAAGGGGCGGTGGCTGAACCGAGAAACCACAGAACCAGAACTTGTTGAAACCGTCCTTAGAGCTACAGACGCTTTGAGACGTGGGCGAAAAGATGCGCTCTTCTCGATTCTGGCAGACCTTCAAGGATCATTCGGGTCCGAAGCTACCACGAGACTTGAAAGGGGTGTAAGAGCCTATCTCGGCGAGGGGCCCAGGCCCGCCGATATGCATCAGCGTCCTAAGTTTTTTTACATGCCCGATTTACCGCAAGGTCCTTACCACGACCCGTTTCTTCAATCGTGGGCCAGGTCACTCACACGGGCGTGGCATGCAATCCGAGAGGAGGCGCAGCACTTGCTTCGCGGTGAGGTTGAGCTTGAAGACTTTTTGGGCCTTAAGCCTCACGAAGTGGTCCGTGAACTTGTCAGTGGCGAGGCAAAGCGTCCAGCTTGGGATGCTTTTTTCTTTTATCGCCGCGGTAAGCGATTTGATCACAATCATGCATTAGCGCCTCTTACGAGCGAGTTGCTTGAGGCAGCAGATTTATGTCGGCTCCCCAATCAGGCGCCTGAAATTCTTTTCTCCGTACTGCGTGCGCAGTCCCACATCATGCCTCACCATGGCACAACGAATATGAGATTAGTGTTTCATCTGCCTTTGATTGTGCCATCGGCATGTGCGCTCAATCTCGTCAATCATGGCGAGCATCCCTGGCGCGAAGGTGAACCGGTCATGTTTGACGACACTTACCTGCACGAAGCATGGAATCGCTCCGATGAGGATCGGGTGGTGTTGCTGATGGATTGTTGGAATCCGTATGTAACCCAAGCTGAGCGAGAGGGATTCAGGCGCATCGTTGACGTTTTGGATGCGATTGAACATTGATGGGGATGATGAGA